AAATCAAAGAAAGGATGAAACGGTGGGATGAAATTTCCATCATAGAGGAATTGTCAATCCGTTCAGAGGATATAATTGAACGCTTTGATGATATAATAGAAGAGCAGGCAGATAGATTAGAGAAACTTGTTAACTGGGAAGAATAAAAATATGGATTACTATCAGCAATTTATTGCAAAGTCACGATACAGCCGGTTCCTACCTGAGATGAATCGGCGTGAGCATTGGCACGAGTCTGTCAATCGCTATATGGTGTTTATGTATAAGCACCTGCAGGACAAACACAATTACAAGATGACTGATGACTTGTATAAAGAACTCAAGGATGCAATCATCAACCTAGAAGTAATGCCTTCTATGAGGGCTATCATGACCGCAGGAAAGGCGCTAGAGCGTGACAACACTGCTGGCTATAACTGCAGTTACCTGCCTATTGATGACCCTAAAGCCTTTGATGAAGCAATGTATATCCTGCTCTGTGGTACAGGTGTAGGATTCTCTGTGGAGCAAAAGTATGTTAATGAACTACCTGAAGTGCCAGACCAGTTGTTTACTTCTGAGACTATTATTTCTGTTGCAGATTCGAAAGAAGGGTGGGCTAAAGCACTACGCCAAGTCATCGCTTTACTATACTCTGGGGAAATTGCAAAGTACGACCTTAGCAGAATCCGTCCCGCTGGAGCCAGACTCAAGACTTTCGGAGGTAGAGCTTCTGGACCAGGACCTCTGGATGAACTTTTTAGATTTGTTATTGACAAGTTCCGAGGAGCCACTGGTAGGAAACTCACATCTCTCGAATGTCATGATATTCTCTGCAAAATCGGGGAAGTTGTTGTTGTGGGTGGAGTCAGACGATCAGCAATGATTAGTCTGTCAGACTTAGAAGACGATAGGATGCGTCATGCAAAATCAGGAGATTGGTGGACACACAATGGACAAAGAGCACTCGCTAACAACTCAGCAGCTTACATTACTAAACCAGATATTGGACAGTTTCTTTCTGAATGGACAAGCCTTTATAACAGTCACTCTGGAGAGCGTGGTATCTTCTCACGAGCCGCAAGTAAAAGTCAGGCTAAGAAAAACGGAAGACGTGATGGAGATTACGACTTCGGAACTAATCCCTGTAGCGAAATCATATTACGACCCTATCAGTTCTGTAACCTTACAGAAGTCGTTGTACGGGCAGAAGACACTGTAGAGTCGTTAGCCAGGAAAGTACGCATAGCAACGATTCTGGGCACATTCCAGAGCACTATGACACACTTCCCCTATCTGCGTAAGATATGGCAGAAGAACACGGAAGATGAGCGCCTCTTAGGTGTGTCGTTGACTGGTATTTTAGATAATCACTGGATGGGAGAAGTCTGTGACAGCACTGCGAAAAATCTTGAACAGTTACGCCAAGTCGCCATTAGCACCAATCTGGACTTTGCAACAACTCTGGGAATCCCTCAGTCTGCTTCTATTACTTGTGTCAAACCTAGTGGCACTGTTAGCCAACTTGTTGATTCTGCCTCTGGTATTCATGCTCGACATAGTCGTTATTACATACGAAGGGTTCGTGGCGATAAAAAGGACCCTCTTTCGACTTTTTTAGCAGAGGCTGGCATTCCTGCCGAAGATTGTGTAATGCGACCAGACAGCACAATAGTCTTTTCATTTCCAATGAAGGCTCCTGAAGGAGCAAGACTGCGTGACGATCTAACAGCATTAGAGCACCTTGACCTATGGTTGATGTATCAGCGTCACTGGTGTGAGCACAAACCGTCTGTGACTATCTCTGTTAAGGAAGATGAATGGATGGACGTTGGCGCATGGGTTTGGCGCAACTTTGATGAAGTCTCTGGCGTGTCTTTCCTGCCTTGGGATGGCGGTAGTTACCGTCAAGCGCCTTATGAAGAGTGCTCCGAAGAAGCATATAATGAACTCTTAGCGAAGATGCCTACTAATATCTATTGGGACAGTTTGGTTGAGAAGGATGATAACGTGGAGGGTGCTCAGACGCTTGCGTGCGTTTCTGGGCATTGCGAAATATGATTATAGACTTTTATCTTATTTCTGGTATGATGGTTGGTGCAGAATTTGTGCAATTAGGCGATGACGATGAGTTTAATAAAGGCATAGTCATCGACTTGTTTGTGTTCAGAATTATGTTCCTTTGGTAGTCTGGGTGTTGTCCTTTAGGGCCTCTTCGGAGGCTCTTTTTTTTATCTAAGATACAAAGACATCTCATCTTTCCTACGCTTTACCAGTCCAGGTAGTTCTTTACCGCCGGCCTTGGTCCACTGCATGAAGGCTTCCGCAGCGCCATCAAAGTCACCACGGTTGTGCTTCATGCGGATGCTAGAGCGTTGGAGATTGCCGAGGCCAACATTGAAAGAGAAGGATACGAGGCTGTCAAACCTAGACTGAGTAAGATTAGCAGGACACAGTCGTAATACGCCTCGCTCAAACGTAGCCAAGTCTGCGGCAAGAATGGCATTAACTTCTGCTGGAGTAAGTTGTCTGTCCCAGCCATCAGGGATTGGTAGTGTTTTTCGTTCATCAAAAGGCACCTTTATATGGTTAGGGTCTATAACATGGCCTACGGCCGTGGTCCAAAGTAGCGCCGGACACCTGTAGGGCCTAAATCGCACACCTTCGTGGTGCTTAATCATGTCAATACATTCGGCAGATACCTTCATTTCTTAAACGATTGTGTACCGAACCAGAAGGCAATCACTGATGAAAAGATGATGGCACTGTCCTCATCCCAGAGGATAGCCATTGCTTGGTCAAACGGTACACCAGTCTTCCAGGCGTAGAAGAAACCAAAGATGTTGACAAACAGCAGCATGATGAACATACCATATGTAATCAATGGACGCACTGAAGCACGAAGATTGATAACCCACTGTGATGCACCTTTGCCAATCTCTATGTCGTGTGCGTACAAGGCTTGCCTCTCTTGCACCGCTGTCTGCATAGCTACTTGATCTGTCCTGATTTCCTCGATCCTGGCCTGGGCTAAGAAGCCTTTCTCAGCAAGTGCTAGCTCACGCTCACTCTGCATCTTGGCTAGGTCTAATTCATGCTTCTTATCTGACCTGTCCTGGAAGAAGTCTAGGAACTTGGGTAGCCCTCCCATAAGGAAGGAGATTAGCGTAGATAGTAAAGTAATCATTACATAACTCCAGTCAATTTAAAGACTCCATACACAACAGCACTAGCAACTAAAATCATTCCCCACTCTCGTCTAGTCTGCATACGCTTACGATAGAACTCATCATTAAGTTCTAGATGTTGCTTTCGTAGTTGTGTAATTAAGGACTTGACTTCTGACACTGCTGGCTTTCCAAACTCTATTTCAATTTGCTTATACATCTCTTGTTCTGCATCTCGTATCTGCCTGATGATTTTATATTCTTCGTAGGCAGACATAAACATCATGTCACCACGGCGTTCAATCTGTTGCTGCTTTCTCTTCCAGGCGACTCTGGCCTTAGCCTCTTCGTCTAGGAACTGATTTACCTCAGTGGCAGTTTCCTTAATCTCCCTGCCAACCTTAACAGCCTCTTTAATACCAGAGAGAGCAGCCCTAGTAGTTTGTATAGGGTCACTCATGTTAGTCCTCTAGTACATCTTGTTGCAACCCACGCTTAGTCAAAAGGTTAAGGACAAACTCTGCTCTCTTTTCAGGATCTTGTACAAGCACAGACAGTGTACGCATACGCTCTGCCTTCCTCACCTGCTCTGCAACACCCTGCACCAGTCTGGCCTGCATAGGTCTAGACAGAGCTAAGAAGCCTGGATTCTGTGCTAGCATCGTAGCAGCACGATTGAGCTGGTCTCCAGCACGATTAGTCAGATCAGCATACTGCTCAGTAGTCAGCTCTAGGCCACCTACTTTCCTGTCCATAGGGGCCATACGCAGATAAGGATTATCAAAGATAGCCTGTGAGACTTCTCTTTCCAGTGGTGTTACCTGTATACCAGTCAGGACAGATCCAACATTCATTCTCTGTGTTTGGCCTAGTAAGTTAGTCTGCTCTGGTAAGGTTTCACGCAGCCCAGGTAAGCGACTCTTCAGGTTATTAAGAATCCAGTTAGCGGTGTCTGGGTCTTTA